ACTTTAACTCTACCAAGTTTTAAAGGATCATTTATATCTTCTACTATACCAAAATAATACATTATGTGTTACCTTCCCTTACTAATCCTATATTTTGTGAATATTGCATTTTTCCATCTTCCATTATATAAGTGTGATTTATATCAGAAACTATATAATGACCATCAGTTTTTGTTGATGATATTTGGCCACTTCCTTGCTCAACATTAACTGTCATTCCACACCCTAGGCCTGGAACAGCTACAACATCAGCAGCCATTAATACTGTATTAAATAACCTATATTTCATGTTAGTTATCATTGTTGATGATGTTGATGAGTCTCCTGACATAATTGATTTTTCATCAAATAAATGTTCACTAAGACTATATTTTGTTACTGGAACTGCAGTTACTTCTGCAGGTTTAAGTACGGTATCTGTAGTTTCATCTAAACTTACTGACATAATTGATTGTCCCCACATACCACCTGAAACTTTTTTTATAAAATCCATATTATAATCAGTTAAAACAAATGATGAACTAGATCCTACACTTGTTCTTGGAGTTTTTAGACTGTCCATAGATTGTGACATAGCATGTAGTGTAAAATCTCTTCCGTTAGTAGTCAAATAATTAGAGTCTACCATTTGATGTACTGATGTAAATCTTGTCATTCCATTATCAGCTAGTCTTTGATATAAAAACATTGGAGTATTAATTTTACAATACGCAGTACTTACTATATCTTTAAAGGCCTGAGTAGCAGAAACATTAGGTGCAATATATTTTCCATTTGAACTAACTTCAGAATCAATTATCAATAAATTCTTCTCACCATGAGTTTCTTGCCACATAGTAGAAAGTATATCAGATGATGTTCCGCTATATGCATTACAAATTCTAGCCGTAGCTTCATTTAAATTATTTATAGAAACTGCTTTAACAGTATATGATTTTCCTGACTTAGTGATTTTTTGATTCATAACGCCATCAGCATGTAAAACTATTTCTATTGGTACATCAAAATATGTATAACTTATTTTAACTATTGATAAGGCTATACCTCTAAAAAATACATCAAAGAAATTAATTTTATCATCTACTTCAAAAGCAGCTTTAATATTACCATGAATACTTTCGTATATAGTCATGGATGTAACCATTGCGCCTATATCAGTATTGTCTATAGTGACATTAAAATTATCTATATTATACATTAGATATTCATTGCGCGTGCAAACTGACGAGCTACATCACTTATATTTTCAGGTTTAATCACTTTAATATTTCTATTTTGTTCAGTTATACTAGACTCATAATCGATGTAAGTATATGGTGTTGTTCCACTAGCAGCACGCTTTACCCATGCTTTGGTTGAATCATTTACATGGTGATGAGGTGCATAAGCTTGGCTCTTAATAAAATTGCATGAAACTGAATTTGAAGAAGTAATACCGTTAATAGTTTCACCGGTTATAGTAAATGTGCCTGATGTTTTTTCTATAACAATATAACCCATATTAACATGTATCTCTTTAATAACACCTAATGCAGATGATACAGAACCTTGAACCGTTTCACCAATTATAAACATATTATTTAAGTCAGCATCAGTGTCAGCAGCAAGGTATTGATATTTATTTGTGCAATACTCTACTAATTGCGAAAACTTCATTGGCCAATCATCCCATATATTTTTTATTTGAGGATTAAGTAATAAGAATGTCCAATGATATTGAGATGAACCGTATAAGCGTTGGCTTAAATGATCTGGCCTTTCACCATCTATAACTGCGATAGTCTGATAATAAGCAGCATTACTTAGTAGTGAAGCTGATACTTTAGCTTTAGCTGTTAGATTTTTTAATTTATCTAAATTGCCAGATCCATCTACATCTATATTTACATTTTGAATATTTTTAAAATACATATTAGTACCCTGCCTCTACATCATCTGAATATAATGGAACCATTTCTTTAAGTGTTACTGCTAACGCAATTTCAACAGGTGCATTATTTTCTTTAAAGAATGAAGTATTATTTGGATTATATGAAACATTAACTGATTCAATAACACATGGAGGCAATTGAATCATTTCTACACCTTTTATACCTGCACCATGAAATGATACAATGACATGATCAGGCACTGTTATAAGCAGATTATTATCTTTAGTTGCATGTGCAGCTTTTCTAAACATTTTAATAAGGCCTGTTGCTTGTTCTGATTCCTTTGCTGAATCTGGCAATATAGTCCAAGCAAATGAAAATGTTCTTAATGCAGTTGAATTATACATTACAATTTCATTTGGGTTAGATATTTTACCACTGCCTCTTTGAATTTCTGTAGTAACTATTGTACCAAGTCCAGCACCTACAAGGGCTGTCATAACACTATTACCACCAGGCATAAGTCCTCCACCTATAAAACCGGCAGCAGTTAGTGCTTCTGGACTTGTTAATGTTGTTGGATTAAATATATCTTTATAATTATCTGAGAATAAAGTCTCTGCAAATGCTCCCATTTTTCTTGAATCATCATTGTAAACCATCTGATCATTTATTTCTATACCGGTTGGCATGTATAAAGAAATTGAACCTACATATTTTCTTTTTACAAGAGTACCAATACTTTGAGCCCACTCTTTTACTTTATTGAAAACACCTTCAGCTAACTTACCAGCCGCCGATTCTGCAAGGCTATCAACAGCTACAACACTAGTATTCTCAACTGTATCTTGTCCACGTGACCAAACTCCTTGAACAGCTTCTACAACATTTTTTTTGCCAGCTTTATAACTTCCATTCCAAAGTGTATCAGCTTTTTCTGAAACAAATTGAGATGTTTGTTCGCCGTAGTTATCATTGTCAACTCTTAAAAATTCAAATAACATAAATGGTTCATGTGTCAATGGCGATGTTTTACTCATTCGAAGCTTTGCATATTCACTCGTTGCATGGCTATTAAAGTTTATATCGTCAACACCAGTATCATTGCCTACAGTTACAGGGTATTTCCAATGTTCAAATCGCATTTCCCAGCCAACGGTACCTGTACTTATCCCAACCCTTTCCAGGTGGGCCATATCATCTGATGTGCTCATGTTTGTTCCTTTATTTGTATAATAGTTATTTATACGAATTTGTATAAATAGTTATATGAAAAAGACATATTCTGGCTCTTGGAGACCAAAACACCCTGAAAAGTATAATGGTAATATTGATATGATACATTATAGGTCGTTATGGGAACGTAATGCGTTTAGATACATGGATAAAGCAACATGGGTTAAGTGGTGGCAGTCTGAAGAAACTGTAATACCTTATATATGTTCAACTGATCGTAAGCCACATAGATACTTTGTTGATCTTACTATACGAACGAATACAGGTCGTACCATCTTAGTTGAAATTAAACCACATGCACAAACCCAACCACCTAAACGTAAAAAGCTTAATGAAGCATTAACTTATATGAAGAATACATCTAAGTGGAAATATGCTAAGAGGTATTGCGATGATAGAGGTTATGAGTTTCAAATATGGACTGAGAATGAATTAGAAGCTATGGGCATTAAAACAATGAGTATGAAATTTAAAATAAGTAAAACAAAGACCGGCAAAAGAATATGGAAGACACTAAAGAAAAGGGTATAAATATAGTTATGATTAAAGAGGAAATTTAATGGCCAGTTTATTTGACAAATTAGAATCAGAAGCATTCCGTAAAGGATTAGTGATGAGATCAAAAGAAGCATCAACTTGGTTTCAAAAGAAAGCTAAAGAGCTTGGACCATTAGGTAAGTCTGTTCTTAATGATGATAGATTGGAAGCAACTGAGGCTAGTTCGGGTGATATGGTGATGTACACATATGATCCTAAGCTTAAACAGACATTACCTTACTATGACACATTTCCTTTGACTATTGTTGTTGGTGCTGCTAAAGATGGTTTTTATGGTATTAACTTACACTATTTACCACCTAAGGTTCGTGCAATATTCTTAGATAAATTAGGAGATATTGCGTCTAATAAAAAATTTAATAAATCTACAAAGTTTAGAATTACATATAACCTGTTAAAAGCTACTAAGAATTATAAATACTTTAAACCGTGCTTTAAACATTATTTAACAAAAAATGTAAATTCCAAGATTATGAAAGTAAGTGCTGAAGAATGGAATATAGCAATATTTTTACAAACAGCCTCATTTAAGAAAGCTGGCGAAGGCACAGTTTGGGCTGATTCAAGGAAGAAATACTAATGGGAAAACCAGTAAATATAGACTCAATGAAGTCTGCAATAAACACTCATGGCGGTATAGCACGTGGTAATAGATACTGTGTATATATTCCTCATCCTTCAAAAGCTATGAATTCTTTATTGAGATTTGACCCAGCAACATTATTAAATAATTTAATATCTGGTGATGGTGTAAATATTGGAGATTTTATTCGTAACCCAAATGATATGTTTTTGTTATGTCAAACATGTTCAATTCCAGGTAAACGTATAACCACAACCGAAGCTACGCATGATCATAATATGTCAAAGAAGCCATATTCAATGATGACTGACGAAGTTTCTATGTCATTCTTATTAACGAATGATTATTACATTAAAAAGTATTTTGATATGTGGCAAAACATGATTATTGATAGTACAAGTGATCATTATAAAGCAATGTATAAAAGAGATTATTGCAGTGATATAACAATACAACAATTATCTCAATCCAATGATATAATTCCTGGTTATGCAGTTCAGTTAGTGAATGCATATCCTATACAACTGTCAGCTATTGAATTAGGTGAAGGATCAGACAGTATGTTAGAAGTATCTGTAACTTGGGAATATGATAATTGGAGAGCACTAAACAATTTTAATGGCTTTGCGAATCTTAATATTAAATTTACAGATGATAAAGTACTACAAAAATTAGAGACAGTAAAGAAAGATC